ATCTAGTCCCTATTATGGCTATCTCACTCCATTAAGAAAGATCCGTGTAGCTGCAACTACTTCCACGGCTCAGGAGTTCTTATTCTCTGGCTATGTTGATTCGTATCAGTATTACTATCCAACAGGGCAGGAAATTGGATACGTCGATATCATCTGCTCCGATGCATTTAGACTTTTTCAGATGGCTAACGTCTCAACTGTCGCAGATGCAACCGCTGGCCAGACTACTGGCACTCGCATTGGCAAGATCCTTGATCAAGTCTCATTCCCTACATCGATGCGTATCACTGACACAGGGTCAACTACAGTGCAGGCAGATCCGGCAACAGCACGCACATCCCTTGCAGCCCTCAAGGCGGCCGAGTTCGCAGAGCAGGGCGCATTCTTTATCCGCACAGATGGTACAGCTGAGTTTAAGGATCGCACCGATGTCGTGGGATCTCTAGCGGCTACACCTATTGAGTTCAATCAGACAACAGGCATTCCCTACTCAGACCTTAAGTACGCCTTCGATGACAAGCTCATCGTCAATCAGGCCAGTATGACACGCATCGGCGGCACAGCGCAGACTGCAACCAATGCAGACTCATCTGCTAAGTATTTTCCTCATGGCACAACAGTGTCAGACATGATCCCTCAGACAGATAATCAAGTCCTAGACATCGCTCGAATCTATGTAGCAACCAGAGCAGAGACAACTATTCGCATCGATCAGATGACTGTCGATCTACTCGACACAGATGTACCGACTGACACGATGATCGGCCTTGATTACTTTGACAACGTCAAAATAACTAACGTCCAGCCAGACGGCTCGACAATAGTTAAGACCTTGCAGGTGCAGGGCTTGGCTTGGGATATAACCCCTAACAGTATGAAATGCACAGTCACAACACTTGAGCCTATAGTCGAGGGATTCATTATAGGCTCTACTACATCAGGTATAATGGGCACGTCCATTATGGGATACTAGGAGAAAATCATGGCAGTAGGCTTTCCAGCGGTAACAGGCGACATCTTTACAGCCGCAGACTATAACGGGCTAGTAGCCTTCACCATCGACGCAGCTCAGACTGCCGATTATACGGCTGTTATAGCCGATACCTATCAGGTCTTAGAGCTCATGAATAAGGCAACAGCGATTGCCTATAAGATTCCTACTAACGCCTCGGTTGCATTCCCTATCGGCACAGTCTTAAACATCCTTAACATTGGCGCAGGCAATTGCACAATCTCAGCCGTAACACCTGGCACTACTACAATTTTATCTGCTGGCACAGTTGCAGCTTCGCCTACCCTTGCACAATATAAAAGCGCGGCCTGCATAAAAACAGGCACAGATACTTGGTATGTCGTGGGTGCAGTTGCCTAATGCTAAACAACCTTGTCGGCTGCCTCGATGTAGCTAAGCCATTATTTTCAGTTGAGTTTTTGGTAGTCGCTGGCGGCGGTGGCGGCGGCATCTTTGGCGGCGGTGGCGGTGGCGGCGGTGGGTTGGTATATACAACTATCACTCCTGCATTATCAACGAATTACACTGTTTCAGTTGGAGCAGGCGGTACAGGGTCAACTGCGGGACCGACACAAGGTACAAATGGCGGAAACTCAGTCTTTACCACTTACACGGGAACTGGCGGTGGCGGTGGTGGCTCTTGGGGAAGTCCGGGATCAGGTAAGAATGGCCTAAACGGCGGTTCGGGCGGTGGCGGTTCTGAGTTCGCTGGAGCTGGCACTGGTGGATCTGCAACACAAAACAGTTACAGCGGAGTCGGTTTTGGTTTTGGCGGTGGTAATGGTGATTCCACAGCAGGTGCAGGCGGCGGTGGTGGAGGAGCTGGATCAGTAGGAGCCAACGCGGCACCAGCTAACGGCGGTAATGGTGGGTCAGGTAAGACATATTCAATCTCTGGATCATCTCTAGGCTATGCAGGCGGTGGTGGCGGTGGAGCAGGTGGCGGCACAAACGGCACAGCGACAGACGGCGGAGGTGCAGCAGGTGCAGGCGGTACGGCTGGCACGACTAACCGAGGTGGTGGTGGTGGAGCTGCATCACGCGCAGGAGGCAGCGGTGCCAATGGTGGTTCGGGCGTAGTTGTTTTTAAGTATCCTTCTGCTTATACGGCCACATTTTCAGGTGGGGTTACTCAAAGCACTTCCACATCTGGCGGTTTTAAGATTTCAACAGTTACAGCGGCTGGCGTATCTGACACAGTGAGTTGGGCATAATGGCACACTACGCATATCTTGATGAAAATAACATTGTCACAAATGTGATTGTCGGCCGCGATGAAGACGATCTTATTGATGGCGTCACTTCATGGGAAGAATACTATGGAGCAGTTCGGACAAGTTTTAACAATCGAATTAGATTTAATTTTGCAGGGATCGGATATACCTACGATCCAATAGATGATGCATTTATCGCACCGATGCCTGAATGTGGTCATGCAGAACTACTACTAAACAATCTAAAGCGATGGGAGTGTGAAGCCTGTGAAGCCGAGGCTCTCAAGATCAGCGATCCAGCTTAGGGAGCAGATCGATGATGCATTCCCAGATAGAGATCGAACTTCGGACGGCTGGATCGGTGACACGAGACACGCTGCTCGCAAGTCTGATCATAATCCAGATGCACAAGGATGGGTTCGTGCCGTCGATGTTGACCGCGACCTTAACGGCAAAGGCCGGAAGCCCGATGTCATGCCTGACTTGGTCGATCAAGTTCGACTCCTTGCAAAGTCTGGCGATAAAAGAATTAGTTACATCATCTTCGACGGCAAGATCGCATCAGCTAAACAGGCTTGGGCTTGGCGTGCTTATGATGGGATCAATAAGCATACTCATCACGCGCACATCAGCTTTACTCTCGAGGGCGATGAAGACTCTAGTTGGTTCAATATCCCGATGATAGGTGGAAAATAATGGAACAAGCAAAGTCACTCGCAGCATCATGGGCAAGATCATTCTTAGCCGCAGCTCTCGCGCTATACATGGCAGGCGTAACAGATCCTAAGACCTTAGCGATGGCAGGCGCGGCAGCAGTAGCACCCGTCATTCTGCGCTGGCTCAATCCTAACGATGCCTCATTCGGAGTCGGGAAAGAATGACTCAAGAAAACTTTTTCACTCTTTACTTCGCTAGCCTTGCCGTCATCGGTGGGCTTGCAGGTTATGTGATCACGCATCTTCTGTCTGAAATTAAGCGACTCAACTCGCGTGTCGATGAGATTTACAACATCCTTCTCGAGCGATAATTTTTACCATGGCACAAAAGAAAGTCATTGATCTCGATACTTATTCACAGCTTGACGCGTGGGCTATTAGCCTGCACGAAATGTATCGCGCACTACGCAGGGCAGGCTTCGCTGTCGATCTCTGTCTAGCGATTATTACCGATCGAGACTCTTACCCAGATTGGATTCTGCCAACGGTCCCTGATCGAATGAATCCTTTACCCTATGAGGACGACGACGAGGATTAAATGAAGCGCATTGTCATAGTGAGTGACCTACAGGTTCCCTTCCACGATCGACACGCAGTCAAGAATCTAATTAGTTTTATAACCAAGTTTAAACCGCATGAAGTAGTCACGATAGGAGATGAGATTGATTTCAACACCATCTCGAAATGGTCAGAAGGCACGCCAGAAGCCTACGAGCAGACTCTGGGAGACGATCGCGATGAGGCTGTTCAGGTACTTTACGATCTACAAGTAACACAGATGATTCGGTCTAATCATACAGACCGCCTTTATAACCAGATCATGCGTAAGATCCCGTCATTCTTATCATTGCCGGAACTTAGGTTCGAGAAGTTTATGCAGCTCGATGAGCTAGGGATTACTTTTCATAAGAAGCCTTACAACATAGCGCCGGGCTGGATAGCAGTACATGGCGACCATACCCCTATTAAGTCTCAAGGCGGTCTCTCAGCCCTTGAGGCAGCCCGTAGGCATGGCAAGAGCGTCATCTCTGGACACACTCACAGGGCAGGCAGATCGTCCTTCTCAGAGGCCTCTGGAGGCCGTATAGGGCGTGTCTTGCATGGCGTAGAAGTAGGCAATCTCATGGACTTTAGCAAGGCCAGTTACACAAAGGGATCGGCTAACTGGCAACAGGCATTCGCCATCATGTACGTCGAGGGCAAGAATGTGCAGGTTGACCTTATCTACATCGAGAAGGACGGCACATTCGTAGTCTCAGGCAAGCGGTATGGACGACCTAGATAACGAGCTTGATCGGGACATCGATGACCACATCGACGACGTAGAATCGTTACCATATCGTTATCTAAATATCTGACTTTTCCCCCTTAGGCCGTGAGAGACTAATGCCATGAACGAAGGGCGTTCATAAAGGGAGCAAAATGACAGTATTTAAGGTTAAAGATTGCGAGCTGTATCGTAAGTCAGAAAAGAAAGTTTTTACCCATGCAGTTATCTTTCGCAATATATCCGGTGGCAGCGTCAGTCCAGAACTTAACGCGACTTTTCACGTTTCGCTAAAATTGGCTGAAAAGCAGATGCAGGCTATGGCAAAGCTGAACTATATAGTCCCACTGGAAATCGCAGAAGTTGAGGTGGCATAATGTTCGATCCATCACTAGGCGATTTTATTGTAATGATCGTGCTATCTGCACTATATTTTCATGTAGGCCGTATTGTCGGCATTCGCGTGGGATATCTTCAAGGCCGTAAGTCAGTCCGAGATTACTACGCATCAAAGGAAAGGGTGCGAGTGTGAAAGCAAGTGAAGTCCTATTATCAGCTACTGACATCATTGGAGACCGAGGACGAATTTA